ACAACCTCCTTCTCCCAACGACGCCACCACTCCCGAGGTATGATCGCATTCTCCTCACCAGTAGGATTCTGCTGATACTGAGCATTCCACTTGCTCGGAGGTATAGATGCGCGGACCGCAGTTAAATCCTCCAAACTCCAATACTCAGGCCAACAAGGAGTCTCGTCATCAAAAATAGCAGGTAACTCAACAACCTCCCACTGATCCGCTAAAGGGTCCTTCGCCATCGCCTTCAATAACTGACCCGTCATGTCCTTCTCAGACCAACGAGTCTGTACCAAAACTATAGAACCACCCGGCTGTAAACGCTGGCGAGGACCACCTGTGTACCAATCCCAAGCATCGTCAAAACCATGCGCACTCATCGCAGTCTGCTCCGAATGAGGGTCGTCAATAATAATTAAATCACCACCACGACCCGCTAAGTTCGAACCAACACCAACAGCATAATACATCCCACCAGCACTCGTGTCCCACCGACCGCTGGCCTTGCTGTCAGCAGCTAACTTAACGTCAGGAAATACCGTCTTGTAACTGTCCATGTCCAAAAGATTCTTAGTCTTACGACCAAAGTTAACAGCCAACTCAGTCGTGTGAGTCGCCTGAATGATCTTCATACTAGGATTCCTACCCATCATCCACGCAGGAAACAAAAACGAGGCAAACTCACTCTTCGTATGCCGCGGTGCCATGTTGATAATCAAACGCTTTAAATCGCCGCTCGCGACCCGCTCAAGCTTCTCCGCAATAATTTTGTGATGTCTTCCCGCTATAAACTCCGGCCATTGAGAGCGTACAAATTCTAAAAAATTTAATTGGCAACTTTCGTTCTTGGCGATTTGAGCGAGCCTTAACTCAAGCTTCAAAGCCTTTTCTTGCTGTGCTGGATTTAAGTTGGAACTCATCGGGACCCTATCTGTTTATGGGACTATATGCCTTTTTATAGGATAGTTATAGGCCATATCAAAATATATGTAAATATTTGAGAGAAACATGGCCCTAGCCCCCGTCTCGGCGAAGGGGGGCCCGCGCGCGTCGGATCGCGGATTTTGGTTTAAAAACAGGGGTTTATGACCCGATATGGAAGGGACCCGGGCTAGTTCT